TTATTCCATACTTTGACCCAACAACAAATAAAGTCCGTAGATACTTTCCAGACTTTATTGTAAAGATAAAAGAGAGTAGTGGGACAATCAAAAAGTATTTGGTAGAAGTAAAACCAAAAAGACAGACACTTGTACCAAAACAATCAAAAGGAAAGCAAAAGAAAACTTACATCAACGAAGTTCTTACCTACAACAAAAATCTTGCGAAGTGGAAAGCAGCACAAGAGTGGTGCGAAGATAGATTGATAGAATTTAAGATAATCACAGAAGATGAATTAGGTCTATAAATAACTAAAAAGTTTATAAATGTCTCATACTGTAGAAAAAATTGAGATACTTAACCCTCTCTTTGGTAGGGAGGTTTTCTGATGAGTTGGAAAGAAGAAACAACAACTGGTCAGGGTGGTCAAAAAACTGGAACTGGTATTTACGAAGGTAAATTTGAAAAGAATGGTAAGCAATTTGTAGCCAAAACAAATGTAAAGACTGGAGCAGTTGATATATACGAAACCAACCAAGGATTTCTTGGTTTGGGTGGAGACAAATTGGTAAGTCAATTTAGTCCTACTAACAATAAGTGGACTATTACAGAGGATGGAAAAAAACTTAGAGATGGTGATTTTGGTACAAATAATTTCGTAAGACTTCAAGATGAAACAAGAATATCTGCATACGATAATGTCTTAAAAGATAATGCTTCTCAAGAAGTAAAAGATAAACCTGGTTTTAAATCTAGAAGTGGATTATCAAATATTCCACCAGAAGAAGGAACAGGGAGAGGTGGTCCATCAGATATTGAAAAGAAACCTCCACAAAACCAAAATAAAAAAGTAGAGAAATCAAAAAGTCCTGTTGGTGCTGAGGGAGCACGCTATCCTTTAGATATTGAGAATACAAATCAAGACCGAATAATGTTCCAGGCAGTGGAGTTATCTGGTAGAAAATCTATTGACGGTGCTAGTAGACCAAACTTAGGAACTGGTTCTAACTTTGGTTTTGGTGCTCCATCATCATATACGCCTGTTTCTGGTGCTGGACCAGTTTATATTACTATTCAAGGTCCTATTCAAGATCAATCCAGTGTTGATTGGGGCGATAGTAGAGCAAATAATGCAGAACTTGCTGTGGCTGGTGTTGCTAATGCGGCAGTCGATCCCAAACACAGTGGATCTGAAGAGGCAGGAAATTCAATCCAAAGTATGCTAGGTCAAATTGGCGGATCCGATGTTTCAGCGGCAGCAGCGGCACTAGCTCTTAATAAAGCAGATCTTTTTACCAGAGCAACTCAACAAGTTCTCAACCCAAACTTAGAGTTATTATTCAAAGGACCTCAGAATAGACCATTCAACTTCTCATTTAAAATGAGTGCTAGGAATGGTGAAGAAGCAGAACAAATTCAAAAAATAATAAAATACTTCAAATACCACATGGCAGTCAAAGGTGCAGGAGGAGATCTTTTCTTAAAAGCACCAGATGTATTTTGGATCGAATACCGCAAAGGTAATAATGATCTTCACCAATCATTAAACTTAATCGCTCCAGGAGAAGTCAAAAGAAAAGCATGTGCTTTAAAATCATTTAATGTCGAGTATACTCCTCTTGGAACTTACATGACATTTAATGATGAAAAAGCAACTATGGTTCAGTACAATATTTCTATGAATTTTACAGAAATTACTCCAGTATATCAAAGTGATTTTGACGATGAACCAGGAAAAGATCACCCAATAGGTTACTAAAATGGCAAGACAATATTTTAGACAAGTACCAAACTTTGAATATGTTGATCGTAACTATGATAATAATAGCATAGGAAATTATGCTGAAGTAAAAAATCTCTTCAAAAGAGTTAAGATTAGAGATGAACTATTTGAAAACGTAAACTTCTTTTCTAGATACAGTATCATTGGAGATGATAGACCAGATAATGTAGCAAACAAAGTCTATGGTGATAGTAACTTAGATTGGTTAGTTCTTCTCGCAAATAACATTGTAAATGTCTACGAAGAATGGCCCTTGTCAAATGAAAACTTTGATGCTGTGATGTTAGAAAAATATGGTTCTTATGAAAAACTAAATGAAGTTGCTCAATATGAAACTGTAGAAGTAAAAAACTCTGTTGGTAAAGTCATCACTCCAGCAGGAATTGTACTATCTTCAAATTTAATTAATGATTATAGAGAAACAATCATAAATCCAGTCACAGGAGAATATGAAAGCAATCCAAATTATAATAATTTAGTTGATTACTTTATAGAATTTTATGATGAAGGAACAGGCAATGATAGATTAATTTCAAATGCAACTGAAACTATTCTGAATGAAATTACTTTCTTAGACTTAGAACAAAGAAAAGATAATGAAAAAAGATTTATCTATGTTTTCAAACAAAGATATCTTGGTGTTGTTTTTGATGACATCGATAGAATCATGAAATACAAAAAAGGTGCTACCCAGTTCTTGAGTAACACCTTAAAGAGAGGAGATAATATCAGACTCTACAGTTGATCAGTCATCCATAAGTCCTTGGAACTTTGCCATGATGTCGTCATCGTCATCAGAACTTGAACTGAGATTATCCAGTTCTTGCTTCATAGAGGCAGGAAGTTCAGAGGGTTGCTTACTCTTACGGTAAGACGCTTCCAGTTCTTCTGTAACATCATCTTCCTTAGTACGCTTTGGCGTATAGGACTCATACTCCTCCTCTTCATCGTGTGATGCAGACTTAGGAGCAACTTTATCAAGTCCTAGAACCATGTTCAGACGCTTCTGAAGTTCATCATAGGTCTTGAACTTATCCTGAGAAACCAAGTCAGTAAGAGAATACTGCTTTTTCCAAATAGATTCCAAAACATCATCATCTCCATTTAGAACGCTTAGAGGAGCGAACTCAGAAGAATCATAGTTCCAGTATCCATCCTTTTTTACAATCTTCAGTTTAAAATTAGCACCAGTCCAGAAGTCAAATGGATCCATTGGTTCTTCATCATCAAACTCAGGTTGCATTGCAGTAAGAATCTTATCAAAGATTTTCTTACCATACTTGAAGAGGAAAACCTTGCCTTCGTTTTCAGGATGCAGAGGATCCTTCACAACATAAATGTTGGAGTAGTAAGACAGTTTACGCTTCTGCTTACGAACAGTATCCTTATCAGCATCGCTTCCACTGTTCCACAGTTCACGGTTGTAATCTGATACAGGATCTTTTTGTCCCAGAGTAGTCAGAGAGTTCTCAATGTACCAACCACCGATTCCTTGGAATCCATGAGAAAACAGTTTTGCGTATGGGAGATCTTCTCCTTCAGGGGGAGGAAGGAAGCGAATCACTGCACTACCAGTTCCACCTTTACCCATTTCTGGTTTCCAGAAACGTTCATCAGCACCGCCTGAACCCTTATTGGACTTCTCTACTTCTTTTACCAACTTCTCAGTAAGAGAACCCAGACGGGATTGTTTTTTAAGATCTGCGAAAGACATTTTGTTACCTCGTATTGTACGTATTTGGCCTTTGTGGATTAGCTTTGGTGCGGATTTCCTAGCCGCTGAATGTATTATAGTCTGCTTATGATTGCTTGTCAATCTCTTCTTTCATTGTTTCCAGAAGTTTCTCCATGTTTCCAAACATGTATGAAATATCCATTCCTTCTTGTAGTCCCATCATTTTAGCAGAATCTACAATTCTTTCTTTCATTTCTTTTGCTTCTGGATCATCAGAAAGACTCATGCGTGTGTAAAGAACTCTTTGCTTCTCAAGAAGTTTTTGTAAGAGGTTTACATGCTTTATCTTCTGATCTTTATCCATACGATAAAACTCGAAGACATTACCATAAACGTCTTCTTGTAGTTCAGAAATCTCTGCAAGTTCTGCTCTTACCATTTCTGAGTCGAAAAAACTCACGATACACACTCCTTTAAAATTTTTTTGTATTTAAATATATCAATATGTATGAACGGCGAATACTTACGAATTCTCATGGAAATAAATTCCCAGATAGGATCTTTCAGTTTCTTATCATAAGTCTTCCGAAGACCTAAAAGTTTATCTAAGATTACTAAAGTTTCTAAGGTAATTTCCTTTCTTAGAAACTTCTTAACAATTAATGGATGAGAAGTGCCGTTGACTTCAAATAGTTTTTGTATATCACTATCTAAGAAAAGATCAGAAAGATCAGATTTAAACACATAAGAAAGTGATTGGTTTTTCTTCTTCCATTCAGTATAAGAAGATTCGCCAGTTTTAATAATCTCCCCAATCCAAAGAGATTGTGGATCATCACAAGACGCAAAGTTAGATACGAAAAATTCCATAATCTCTTGATCACTCTTCTGGCGACTCATCTTTTCAAAAAAGAATCTATCCTTTCTTTTGTAAAATGATTGGAGTGATGATCTAGTTTTTCCATGATACTTATGATAGTCGTAACTATCTTTCGTAAAATGATTTTTCAATGCTAAGTATGTCTTATAGCAATTATGAGGATCCAATTTCAAAATTTTAATCTAGCGCGAGAGGTTTTTTTCAAAAAGTTTAGATTGATTGCTTCACATTTTATTTTTTCCTTTAATGGTTTGGAAATAAGTTTAGGAACAGATTCGAAATCAATTTTATTTTCTTCGCAGAAATAAACTATAGCATCAATATAACTCATATCTCCATTATCATTTACCACCTTCTCAATCTCTTGAGCAAATCGAGAAGGGCACATGAATTTAGAACTAATCTCTTTAATTAATTCTTTTTGATAATCTGTGCTCATTATTTCTATTAAGTTAATTGACATTGAATCCTCATAATATAAGATAATAATATAATGCTATGTTAATAAAGTCAAGAAGTCTTATCGTTTACAAACTTATTGATGTACTCAATTAACATACGAAGGTATTTTTTCTTATCTCTCTCTTCATATACTTCAACCTCTCCGTTTTCACATGCCATAATAATCACAAATTTCTTGACTGAAAGTCCAGTCAGTTCGTGAAGCATACAAGCATAAGCACAACACTGAACAAAGTATCCATCAATCCACTCTCGCGGTTTTGGTTTTGCAGATGTCTTAAAGTCAACGATTGCAAGCTCTCCATCAAACTCAGCAATACAGTCTACAGTTCCAGCAATACCAAGAACAGTGCTATACAATGCTCCCTCTAGAGCATGAATGTTATTTATACGTTTTAGAGTTGGTTTAGAAATCTTGAAAAGAAGTTCTGAAAGTGGTTGAACTGAAGGAAGTTCTTCATTTTTCAGAAAGTGCTCAATCAGTATATGAGCATCTGTCCCACGACTGGTTGCTCTCTTAGTAATCCTATTAGCTTCTTCTACACCAACTCTCTTTCTCCACTTATCGAAGAAATCTTTTTTATAATGACTAATAACAGAAGTAATAGATACAAGTCTTTGGAGTTCTTCTTTATCTTTAACTTTGTAAAAACGAACTCCATCAATGTGCTCCCTCTCAAGTTGAGGGAGATTCAAATCAACATGTTCAAAAATCATAAATCCAGTTGTGTTTTAAGTTCCTCTTTTGCAACCAAGTATTCTTTACAGAGACCAGAACGAACAATGTCCTCAACACCAAATTCAATAATATCAACTGAAGGCATTGACTGAAGGATTCTCATGAAGTCAATGATTCCATTCTTTTCTCTCTCTTTGATGAGGTCTGTTTGAGTTGCATCTCCACAGAACATAATCTTAGAATCTTCTCCAACACGAGTGATAATAGAATCAAGTTCGTGGAAGTTCAAGTTCTGAAATTCATCAACAATGATTATTGCCTTATCAAGTGTAGTACCACGAATAAATGAAGTACTCCAGAATGAAATAGTTCCTTGTGTTTTTAGATTTGCAAAAAGCATTTCTGCTGCTGCTTCATCTGCCATTTCAAACATGTATTTTACCATGTTCTTGTATGGAATCTGATAGAGTGAAGACTTATCTTCATGGTCTCCAGGAAGAAAACCAATCTCTCTAGTAGCAACAAGAGACCTTACAATATAAATTTTTTCATAAGGTGTCTTTACATCAAGAACATCTAAAAGTGCATTATAGAGTGTGATAAAAGTCTTACCTGTACCAGCAGCACCATAAGCAACAATGTTTTGATCTTTGCCATACTTATCAAATAACTCTTCCTGATTATCAGTTAAAGGATCAATCTTTTTGATAAAGTCTAGATTGATCGGTTTCTTTCGTTTCATAACACGATTACTCATACCAAATGGAACTGTACTTGTGCTGATACCTGATGACTTTTTTCTTGGCATATGTTTTACAATTAAATCTTTTTAACTTTAGAACCAGGTGCTTTTGATGCTTTTTCAAGAACATCATTCCACCCAGGATTTTTTGCTATAAGTTTATCCCTCCACTCACCTACGTCAGTAGCCATAGGTGCGGTAGAAGGATCAGACCAATCTCGTTTCCATTCGGGATTGTCTTTACACCACTGCGTCCATTCATGAACACTCAACTTCACTTCTTTTTGTTCACCAGTCTCTTTATGGACTACGGGATATGTTGCCATTGCTATAAGATCAAGGTAATTTATTTATGGACTGAGTTTTGCTCTATGAAGACGCTTGGTCTCATAGTAATCCCAAACCTCTGGTGCCCATTCTTTGATGATGGGACACATCTGTTCGCAGAGTGCCTGAATCTCAAGTTGTGCATCAAGTTTTGACCGAAGATCAAGAAAGTGCAATACAGAACGAAGGTTGAATGAAACTACAAAATCCTGACGGATTCCTTGGGGAAGATAGTCACGGATGTGTTCCTCACACCTACCTTGCTCATAGTCATTTGCATACTCCTTACAAGCAGCCAGAGCGAGTCCTAGCTTCCTTTCACGGTCCTCTTCGGTCCAATCATACTTCTTACCCTTACGGTTGGTGTAGAACCCCGCAGGACGCACGTAGAAGACATCCTCAGGTTTAAGTTCACCCTCTGCAACCTTGAGAACACGACGACCAGTATATCGTTGAGACTGCACATCAAAACTCACACCGACACGATGAGTTCTTGCCTGCACCATTACATTATGAACATAACCACTCACATTCATAATCAGTCCAGGATGCTCCAAAGGACCATAGTGACCCCTATCATTTGCAAGCAACTGCTCAACAATCCACTTCCCTGCCTTCTGTTCTTCTGGGGGTGTTTTAGTATAGATTGGTTCTTCTGAGTAATCTTGCTTTCCTGCATACCACACAATCTGTTGAGGATTTGGGATTGCTCCGAGACTTACAACCTTGAGGTTCTGGTCTTTTTCAAGAAGATCTTTTGCTTTTACTGGTTTCATTCTTCGTTCTCTTTCCTCACAAATTTACGACACTTTTTAACTTCTTTCAGTTCATCTTTAATCATCTGGTACGCATCTTCGGCACTAATACGTTTAGACATTTCCATAGCAGTAATGACTTCTACCCTAGTACCAAAATGCTTTAATGCTTCTTCAAAACAATCTAATTCTTCGTACATTACGGTTCCTCGTAATAATCAGGTTCATAACTTTCACCTGGTTTCATTCCAGAAATAAGTTCATCAAGTTTGACTACATTAGTTTCCTCACCAATCTCAATCTTCAGAAGACTGACTAGAGACTCCATGTTTCTAACAATCAGTTTTACTTTTTCTACATCCATAACAAAAAGTTCACTCCATCTATTTTACATAAAAAAAGGAGGGTAGTCAACCCTCCAAATAGACTATTCTAAAATCCTCCGACATATCCGCTTACAAGTTGCCTGATCATCATCACACTCAATCAAACAATCATAATAATCATTGATCATCTCTGCCTCCTCCATGCTTTTATCTAAAGTATTTTCAAGACGGAGAAAACTTTGTTTCCATCCTGCTAATTGATTATGCGAAATAAGATTATGCATAATAACCTCCAAGGATTAAATTAACTCATAATAAAGATTTGATTTCAGATCATTTTATTCTCACTCCATTATTCTATCATTATCTATGCCTTTTGTGTTGATTCCTTAATAAAAATTTATGCCTATAAAAAAGGAGGGTAGTCAACCCTCCTGATGTTCATTTTAAAAGTAAGTTGATTTCGCAATACAGTAGCGACAGGATTGCTACAGACCCCAGGGATACGATCCCAGAAACTTGCAGTGCTTCCATGATGTCACTTGACGTAAGTGCGACCACGATAGCAGTAGGTGCCGTGGGCATCCTTATGCTCTGCACAATTTACATTATACTCAACACCACGATATGCGGTATGAGAGATTTGTGCGTCGTGAAGTGCAGATGCTTTGTTGATCTGCTTCTTAATCAGATTTAAGGTGTTCATTGTAGTGACTCCTAAAGTAGTTG